GCTGACGGAATTTGCACGAACATTGCTGGATGATGCAGACGCTGCGACGGCGCGCTCTACGTTGGGAGCCCAGACTTCTGACGCCACGCTGACTGCCCTTGCTGGTCTGGTTACTGGTGCGGATAAACTGCCATATTTCACTGGGGTGGATACCGCTAACCAGACTGATCTCACTCAGACTGGTCGAGACATCATCGGAAAAGGCTCTGTTGCAGACGTTCTCGCATACCTTCAATTGGGCGATGGTTCCGCTTTGCCGGTTGGCGTCCCGGTTCCATGGCCGACAGCAGCAGCCCCGACAGGTTGGCTAAAGTGCAATGGGGCGACTTTTACGGCGGTGCAATATCCGAAGCTGGCGCTGGCGTATCCGGCTCTCAGATTGCCTGATCTTCGCGGGGAGTTTATTCGTGGTTGGGATGACGGACGCGGGGTGGATGCCTCCCGCGCTCTGGGCGGTTTGCAAACCGGCGCTATTCAGTCACATGACCATGGACTACAAACTGAGGGCGGTGCCATCGGTAGCGGTCAACTGGTGTTTAAGGACTTTTTTACGGCGGGACATCCGTGGATTGAGGTTACTCCTAATACCGCAAATGACCAGGCTGCGAACGGATTTCGCGTTGCGACATTTTCCACCGGAGGCGCAGAGACCAGACCGCGCAACATCGCATTTAACTACATCGTGAGGGCTGCATAATGGCGAAGGCTATTTTAGATAACAATAATATTGCTACTGCGGCCGGTGATATTACCGTATTTAACTTCGATGGCGGAACACGAGAATATCTTTCTTCGTCAGTTGAATATCTGGCTGTAGGTGTTGGCGTTCCCGCTCACTCATGCCCTGACGCGCCGGGCGCTCACAAAGAAGGTTATGCCATTTGCCGCACGGCAGACATGACTGCATGGGAGTACGCCGCTGACCATCGCGGGGAAACGGTCTGGAATACCAGCACCGGAAAACCGATGGTGATATCCCGGCCGGGTGATTACCCTGAAGACGTCACCCCACTGGCACCGGCGACACCATACGATAAGTGGAACGGCAGCGAGTGGGTGACGGATGCCAGCGCGAAACACGCGGCAGAAGTGGGTGCAGCGGAACACCAGAAAGCGGCGCTGCTGGCGGAAGCCTCTGCCGTTATCGCACCGCTGGCAGATGCTGCGGCAGGCGGTTATATCGATGATGCCGACAAACCAAAACTTGCCGCCTGGCAGCGGTATCGCTACGAACTGACTAAGGTCAAGACCAGCACCGCGCCTGTCATTAGCTGGCCTGTTAAACCGGCTGCGGAGGCCATTTGATATCGGGTGCTTTTGAGGTGTCAATGCGCATCAACAGCACCCGGTATTCCCTCCATTCAGCCAGCGCGGCGGTTTCTTCCGCCGTCGCTTTCCCCGTATCAACCGCGTCCTGACGCCATGCGATTTCACCATCAGCAACAAGACGAAGCGCTGCTTTTTGCTGTTCCGCCTGCGCAATAAGCTCTTCTGGCGTTGGTTCCGGGGCTGGACGGTCAACCCAGCAAAGCACACCGTCGAGATCGCCCGGCATTTTTCCCGGTGGCTCATTGCTGCCATTAAATTTCACCGCATCATCGTCGCTTATTTCCATCCCATCGTCGGGCCATGTACCTGCACGCTGATAATCAGCATAAAACGCGGCGTTATAAATTACGTGCTCTGACGGGGAGTAAACTGATTTCATAATTAACGTCCTATCGCTATATAGCCGACGGTAACGTTGATGCCGTTACCGTTTGTGTCCACTACGTTCATATTTGCCGCCGTCCGGTCTGCCGTATTTGTTGCAATAAATGCCCGTACGCCAAGCGTGCTGTATACGACGCCAATCAAGGCCTGGCAGATACTTGGAAATGGAACCGGGTATGACTGCGTAAATCCCCCGCTGATGGTCTGCCCCGACCCAACTTGCACTATGTGCCCTGTCGGGAGCCTGAATGCGTTCGCGTTTCCGGTGCTGAAGCTGGACATGTCCGGGAGCTGGTTAGCGCCGGTGCCAACGTCCCTTTTTGCCGCCGTCCCCAATTGAACCTTTGATAGAACACCTGACAACCAGGCGATATTTCGCTGTTTCTCCTGTTTTCACAACAGGAGAAATACCAATGATTTATGGATATGCCCGGGTATCAACAAACCATCAGGACACTGAGCTGCAACGTCTGGCGCTGGAGTCTGCAGGATGTGATCAGATTTTTGAAGAACACGCCAGCGGCAGGAAAGCAAACCGTCCTGTTCTTAAAAATCTGATCGCGACGATGCAGAACAGTGATGAACTGGTGGTGTGGAAGCTGGACCGGATAGGGCGTAACGTTCTACATGCTTTGTTGATGTTTCAGCAGCTACAGGAAAAGGGCATCAACTTCCGCAGTATTACCGATGGAGTGGATCTGAAGACGGCCAGCGGGCGCTACAATTTCCGCAACATCCTGTCGGCAGCGCAGTATGAATCAGATTTGAACAGCGAACGAACTTTAGCGGGGCTTGCTGTTGCTCGGGCAAAAGGGCGTGTAGGGGGGCGTAGGCCGAAGTTTACCAACGAACAATGGGAAGACATGGGGAAGATAATTTTCGCCGGCGAGAGCCGCCAGCACGTAGCGTTAATGTATGGTGTGGGAATCTCTACGCTGTATAAGAAATTCCCTGCTACAGGAGGCATTGATAGTATTTAGAGGAGGTTACCAAATTTGCTGTCGATACTGGCATTCATGTAGTTGATAGCCTTCTGGAGTTCCTGCATCAGCTCTTCAGCGCGAGCACGCGATATACACATAAACTGATCCGGGAACTCCTTAACCGGCCAATTGGGGATGCTGGCCATGTTATCGATGAATGATGCAGATAGATAGACTTCATTCGTGAGCAGGGAATAACTGACCTCGAAATCGGCTAGTTCTTGCAGGCTGCTGACATTGGACTCGCTGTTTTTCATAGGTATCTCGATACTGTTTTTTTATACAGTCATAATCCGTGATAGTAGGTAATCAGTCAAGATATGGTGCATAGTTCAGAGGAATATCGATGTTCGGCTTACCGCTAATGTGTTGTTTTTGATGGGCTTCAAGTAAGTGCGTTATTCTTCCGAATTGCACTATCCAATTGATTTTAAATGGCTTTTCTTCGGTCTTGAAAACCGGCGACCCGAAAGGGTTCCAGAGTTCGAATCTCTGCGCTTCCGCCAGATTAAACAAGGGGTTAGCTTGATGCTAACCCCTTTGTTTTTGAGGCGAAGAATAAAAAAAGAATATTCGCGAAGAATGTCTCACCCCACAATTCGCATAAAAATTCACTTCCCCCTGATAACCGGACGATCTAACGTCGGGCTAATTTGAACCTTTCTGTCGTAGATAAGCACTTGGCTTTCCGTTTTGTGACCGCTGAATATCTGCTTGTCCCTGCTACTACCCTCAAAATCTGAAATAGCTTTTGCTTTGATATCGTGACCGGGCTTTTGCGCTTGGCGTGCTGGCATAAGGAGAACAACATGCGCGATATGTACGAAGTTATGGATATGTGGGGTGCCTGGGCTGCTTACACATCGACCTGATCGTTACCGATCCGCCTTACTTCAAAGTGAAGCCGGACGGATGGGATAACGATTGGACTTAACAACACGCTCATGACGGCATTACCGGCGGTATTTAAAAAAGGCTCGCCCGTTATCGGGAGTGAAATTGACCTTATTCGCGAGCCTTACACCATTACCCCCGCGGCTTACGGCGATGAATCGGCAGGTAATGTCACTGCCTGGAAAATACCCAAAGGACAATTTGACCATTTCAGTTTTACCACGCAGCCACCTGCAGAGACCTTCAGTAACACCTATCCGGTGACAAATAACAGTCGATGGACGGAGCTTGATGGCTGGGTTTTATCCGGGGAGGGGCTTGTTGATGCCGTGACTGGCGATGTGGCTAACGTCAACGACGGGTCGCTGAGTATGTCTGATGCGACGGCGTATTGTCAGTGGCAACCCACGGGGATGCTGACATTTACCGTTGATCTCCCCGCTGAGCTGTATGTGTCGAAGGTCATCTATAACGGTATTGTCTCATATAACTACAGTGGTGGGGTGAACTACCCGAAAGGGCATCAGCTTGTCGGGATAATGGCGGACGACACAGAAATCATTCTTGCTGATTACGGCACCGTCACCTCGGACACGATAAGCTTTGAGCCTGTAAAACTGGTCAGACTTATTCTGCGACATGATTGCTCAGTCGGCATCGCCCACACCCCTACAGGGATGTTGATCAAGGAAGTCGACGGGGTCTATACCGCCCCGCCAGGGTCTCCCGCACTTGTCCACGATTCCGGCAATTTTTTCGCGACAGGAGAAACAGGCCTGGTCAGTATCGGCAGTGATCCGGACTGGTCTCAGGCTGTGGGGGAGGGGTATATCGACAACGCCTGGCTGTCAGCATTAACGGCCCCGGAAATGGTATTTGAAGCGCCGGGCTATCTTACGGTTACCTACGGCGAGCTGGTTCCGCAAATCGCTATCCAGGATAACCTTATTGATTTCTCCGGTGTGGCAAACGTCTCTTCCCGATCGTTTGATGATGCTGGAACCGGGATCAGGCTGGCCATGTCTCCCAACAGCTTCGTCTGGTACGTGTGGGATGGGGTTGCATTCGTGTCGATAGGCTCACTGACAGCTGATTCAGCCGGTGCGGACACGCTCTATAACCAGGGGATGATCAAAGCCGTTTACGATGCCATTCCGCTCGCCGATTATGAGCGCTTTTTACAGGAAAGCGGCCGGATGTTTTACGCCTACGGGACGAACAATCCCCGCGCTGAAATCGTCGAACACCAGATGACGGCAGACGGCGCGGCACCGTTCGTACCACACACCGCCGGAGCGATGCAGGTTTTTTCGGACCGAATTACGTACACCGCCAATGTGGCCGGAGAGTTTCTGTTTGTTATATC